AAATAGCACTACAAGGGCGTGTACCATGTAAGGTTCTAGGACAAGTATCTAAAGGAGACATGCTAGTCACAAGTGCCATACCAGGATATGCAATAGTTAATAATTCGCCAGGAGTTGGACAAGTCATAGGTAAAGCAGTTGGCGCTAAAGATGATGACGGCAAAGGCACAGTTGAAGTTGTGGTAGGGAGAGTATAATGGCTAAGAAAACTATCAATGTTGGTACAAGTGTAAACAAAGGTGATGGTGATCCTTTACGTACAGCATTTATTAAAATTAATGATAACTTTGATGAATTATATGCTGCAACCACATTAGATCTTGATAACATAGGATCTAATATGATTCCAGATACTGACGGTACATATGCGCTTGGTAGTGCAAGTAAACAGTGGACAGATCTATATGTAAAAGATTTTATCTATCTTGGTAATGCAAGACTTCAAGCAGATGCTGATGGAAATCTAGTAGTTAATGGTGCAAGTATCAAAGTAGATGCCGATGTAACAGGAACTATTTTTGCAGATGATTCAACTCTTTTAGTAGATGGTATAAATGCAAAAATAGTAGGACCTACAGAACCTTCAAGTTTTAAAGCACCTATGCTGACACAGGCACAAGTAGATGCACTTACACCTGAAGAAGGATTAATGGTGTACAATACAACAACAGGAAAGTTTCAAGGATATGCGGCAGACGCAAATAACGACAGTGTTGCTGGCTGGGCAGATCTACACTAAATATACATATAGGAAAACAAAATGGCAGTAAGATATCCACTCGTAGTTGACACAACAGATAACAATAAAATTAAAGAATTGCCATCAGGTGATAGTTTAAATCTTAGTGGTAATAATATAGTGAATGTTGTAAATGTTACAGCAAGCGGCACATTGACTGTACAAAACCTTGCTGTAGAAACTAGCAATTTTACAGTAAATGGCAACAATCTGAATACTATTGCATTTACAGGCAGTTATACAGACTTGTCTAACACACCTACTCTTTTTGATGGAGTATATGCATCATTAACTGGAAAGCCTACCATACCTGGCAGTATAGAAGATTTAGCAAATGTTGGATCAACAGCGCCAACAAATGGACAAGTTTTAGTTTATGATAGTACACTCGGAAGATACGAACCCGGAAACATTAATGCTAATTTTAGCACTCAATTTGGTTTAGAAGATATTGATAATTTAAACAATGTTATTTTCACAGGCGATAAAACAAATGATGTACTTAAATTTGTAGGTGGTGTTTGGGTAAATGCAAAAGTTGATTACTCTGAACTTACAAGTACAACCAATGTTGTCGAGCAAGGTGATACACTTTCAGGATCAGTAATAGGTGATGTAAAAGGAAGTATTTTTGCTGACGATTCAAAACTAATGATGGACGGACTTACTGGAACATTATACGGTCCCATGATTGGAGATGTAACAGGAAGTGTATTTGGTGACGACTCTACACTTCTTGTAGATGGTGTAAGTGGAACAATAAACTCATCAGCACTTACTATGCCTATTCAAATACCTGACGGCAGTATAAGTTCTAACTACATAGGATTTGGTGCAGACGATGACCTAAAAATATTTCATAACGGAAATCATTCAATAGTAAGAGAAACAGGCACAGGAAGCCTTTATCTTCAAAGTAACAACAATGTTATTCTTGGTAGTGACAGTGATACTGAAACCTATGTCAAAGGCATTTACAATGGAGCAGTTGAACTTTACCACGACAATGTTAAAAAGTTAGAAACAACTACAAATGGTATTGAAGTTGAAGGATCAGTAACAAGTAATTTTATCGGAAGTGTTTTTGCAGATGATAGTAGTCAAATGTTGGATGCAGAATCCCAAACACTCTACGGCACAATAGTAGCTACAGCAGGAACAGCACCAACAGTTTCTGGGCAACCAGGTGCAGTAGGAGAAATAAGATTTGATGACAACTACATTTACGTAAAAACAAGTGGAGCAGGATGGAAACGTGCATCACTGAGCGGATTAGTTTAACGGAGAAATAAATGGCGATACAAAGTATTAACATAGGTAATATTGCAAACGACGGTACAGGTGATGATCTCCGTGATGCATTTATAAAGGTAAACAATAACTTTTCTGATTTAGATACCAGATTAAGCTCTGCATCAGATACAGATGCAGAAAATATTGGTAGCGGGACTGGTATATTTTATGATAGAGTAGCAAATAATTTACAATTTAAAAGTCTAGTTGGCTCAGGAATTAACATCACAAATTCTGCCACAGAAATCACTCTTACCTCTAATGCTATTAGTCAATTGACAATGGTAAGCGACAGCGGAAGCATAGTGCTGACAAAAACTGCAAACAGTTTAAATTTATACGGCGGAACAAATGTTAACACAAGAGTAAGTGGAACACAAATTTTTATTGATGTTGATTCAAGTAATTTAGTACAATCAGACTTAAATCCTACACTAGGTGGAAATTTAGATGTCAATCAAAACTCTATAACAAATGCGCTGAATGTAAATTCTGATACTTTCACAGGTAATCTGACAGGATTAGTACACGGTATTGATATACGTAATATCAACGGATTTTTGGATGGATTTGATTTTAACGGTTTAGTAAAACAAGCTTCAAATTTAGTTGATTGGATAAATTTAACCACAGATGTTGATTATGGGACTTTTACATCGCCTATTGATATCACAAGTGATTTTGGATCATTAGCATAACTCCGATAAATATACTAAAGGAGTAAAATATGTCAGAAGTATGGACTAGCAGATCTGGTAGTGTTTTAGCATCAATAGAAGAACAACAAACTATTAGTATTGCACTGCCTATTAACGGTGTGCACCTTCCTTTGAGTTCTACTGGCGTAACAATTCAACTAATTAGTGGTAGTTTACCACAAGGTATGCGCCTTAATGCACACGAAATAGTTGGCACTCCTTATGAAGTTAGAATAGACACAGTTTCTACATTTGTTGTCAGAGCAACTGTCAATAATCAAATATATGATAGAACTTTTAAAATTATAGTTACTGGTCCTGACGATCCTACATGGCGAACAGCTGAAGGCACATTACCTGTTGGGCCTAACAATACTTTTTTTATAATAGATAGTGCGCCTTTAGATTTTCAATTAGATGCATATGATCCTGATGTGATTGCAGGAGATAATTTAGAATATTATATTAAAGAAGGGAACGGTGAGCTACCTCCTGGTATACAATTAACTACTGATGGTAGACTTGTAGGAATAGTAGAACCTATACTTGCTCTTGAAAAAGCAGCAAAAGAGGGAAGATATGATGAAGCAAATTACGGAAACTTTCCTTATGATTTTGCAGCAAGATCATCAAATGGTTATGATAGTTTTTATTACGATACTGGCATTTATGACATTAATGTTCCCACTAAGTCTCCTAGGAAACTAAACCGTAATTATGAATTTACTGTTTCTGTAAGCGATGGAGACAATGAAGCTGAAAGAACATTTATGATTTATGTTGTAGGTGATGATTTCTTAAAAGCAGATAATACGTTAATGCAGGTAGCAAATGGTGTGTTCACAGCGGATATCACTAACGTAAGAGTTCCGATTTGGTTGACTCCTGCAAACTTAGGATTTAAGAGAGCAAACAATTATGTAACTGTATATCTTGATGTATTAGATCCTAATACAATTGATGGTATTATATATTATGAATTAAAATCCATAAATGATGACAATTCAGAAAGTATATTGCCACCTGGTTTATCTTTAGATAGTACAACAGGAGAATTAGCAGGTAAAGTTCCTTATCAACCTGCTATAACTAAAGAATATAAATTTACTATAGAAGCAATTAGATTTGTTGCAGACAGTGATACTGTAGTGCTTTCAACATTTGCATTTAACGATGCTGATGTAGGATCTACAACAATTAGAATTAACAAATTAAACACCTATGCAAGTTATGCAGTTGGCCAGCAGTTTACAATAGATCAAAATACCTATAGTGTTACTGCAATAGACACTGAGTCTAATTTAGACTATGATACTATCACTGTCAACAAAGGCTTGGTTAATAAAATAGAACAATCTGATAGTATAAATTTAGGTACTATTGAAACAAGCAATCCAGAAGAATCTCGTAAAACAAAAACATTTTCGTTAAAACTACTAGGAGAAGTTGATAGTACTATTACTTGGAACACAAACAGTGCATTAGGAACTATCAGTGCTAACTATATTAGTACACTTTCTGTCAAGGCAACCACAACAGTGCCAAATGCAAGATTACTTTATACACTAGAAAGTGGTAGTTTACCTCCTGGATTAATTTTATCTTATGATGGAGAAATAATTGGAAAAGTTAATAGCTTTGGTACAGCAACAAATCCTGGTATTACAGTTTTTGATAGCCAAAATTTTAAATTAGATAATAATACAACTACACTAGATAGAGATTTTGAATTCACAGTAAAAGCAAAAGATCAATATGGTTATAGTGCTATTACTAGAAAATTTTATTTGAGTGTAACTGACCCTGATGATAAGTTGTACAGTAATTTATATATGCGCCCTTTACTTAAAAATACACAAAGAATTGCCTATGAAGACATAATAAGTGACACTAGTATATTTGATAGTGATTTTATTTATAGACCAAACGATAAAAATTTTGGTTTGCAAAAAAATATGCAGATGCTTTTATACGGTGGTATTGAAACTAAAACAGCAGAATACTATGTAAGTGCATTGGCGAAAAATATCAAAAGAAAAAAATATAATCTAGGTGAAGTTAAAACAGCTATTGCTAAAAATCCTGGATCACAAGATATTGTATATGAAATAGTCTATGTAGAAGTAATAGATCCTGCAGAAAGTGCAAACGGTAATGTGCGAAAGCAATTTACAATTAATAATGAAAGCAAAAACAATGTCAACAGTGTAATATATGAATCTCCAAATATCAATTATGATATATCTCCTAGTACACTTAAAATAGGTACTAGACGATATGGAGACGTAGTTTACCGCATGTTGCCTAACGTTGAAATAACTACTAGAACATCATCTGTTTCTTTTAGTGCAAGAGATAATTTTGCCGTTGGAATAAAGGATAGTGTAGATGTTCTTGTTGATATCAGTGACGGAACATTTGAAGCATTTAGATTCAGACCTGTACCAGAAAATACATTGAAAGTAGATAGCAATGCTATTAGTATTGACGGTGGTAATGATAGAGTTAGATACATAAGCAGTATTCAACATGTAAGAGATGCTATAAGATTATTAGGAGAAACTGAAGCTAATTTTTTACCTTTATGGATGAAGACTACACAACCAAACACTATTGCTGTCCAAGGATATACCAAAGCATTGCCTTTATGTTACTGTAAGCCTGGAACAAGCAATATCATTAAAAATGCAATCAATGCACGAGGTATAAAATTTAACCAATTTGATTTTGATATAGATAGAGTGGTGATAGATAGTACAACTGGAAATTCAAACGAACAATATATAGCATTCGCAAATTTCAAAATCAATGTTTAATAACGATAAATAATACGGAGACATAAAAATGGCAAGTAATATAAATTCTGCAAATATAGACGCACTTTATCCTATAGCGGGTCAAGATAACGATTCACAAGGGTTTAGAGATAATTTTTCAGCAATAAAAAACGGCTTATCAACAGCAAACACCGAAATAACTGCTTTACAAAATAAAACAGCAGGAGTAAGTGCAAGTGCTATTGAAGAAGGCGGTAGCGTAGTTGGCGGAGACTGGAATGGTTTTTACATACAGGATGCTAATTTTAGAGCTAATGTTGAGGAAATTTATGCAATTGGTAATGTTTCCAGTGGTCAAAATATTAACTGGTCCAACGGACATTATCAAACTATACAGGCAGGCGCGGATATTACACTTACACTAACTAATTGGCCAACTTCTGGTAAACTAGGAAAAATGCGTTTAGCACTAACAAGCGACGGTTCTTCTAGAACTGTAGTAATTGCTGCAACTGGTATGAAAAACGATGGTAAAATTATAGGTCAACCTGGTTATGATTACAGTGGTGCAAAAGGATGGACTTCTACAAATTCTACAAGTGTTACTGTTACTGCTACAAGTTCAACTAATCCACATATTCTTGAATTTTGGACTACAGATGCAGGTTTAGTTGTTTATGCTAATTACATAGGCAATTTTAGTTAATGCATCCATTAGTTGATGATTTTACAGATCTTACTGATACAGAAATAAACGAAAAGATATCAGATCTTTCCCACAAATACTGGAAGACTAAAAATCCGCAAGTTCAAACTCAAATTACGATGATTTTAGATCAGCTTAAAGAAGAACAGCGAATAAGAATACAAAAATCTCAAATAAATCAAGATTCTGACGAAAATGATCTTGACAATCTTATTAACATCAGTTAATATATATAAATGCTTATGAAAACAGATTCTCTCGGAATACCAAGATTTACAAATCGCGATCTTATTGACATGATCTATTCAGGTCATGCGGATAAGGTGCATGTGGTATTATGCGATTCAAACGACGATGTAGACAAGTTTAATACAGCAATGCAAGAACAAGGTATGTCTCTATTGCAGAAATATATTCCTTTAGATGTTGATAAAAAGACTTTTGATGGTGTTTGTCAAAGTGAATGGTTTATGCCTGATGAATATAAGAACATGAATGTTATAGAATATATAATAAAGCGTACTAATACCCCGCAAGAATACAAACGTGTAGATGAAGAGCTACAAGAATTTAAAAAACGTGATATGCTAGATTTGTTGAAGTATATGATCTATCTTGTGGATTTTATGCGTGAGAACAACATTGTATGGGGTGTAGGTAGAGGATCAAGTGTAGCAAGTTATGTGCTGTATTTGATAGGTGTACATCGTATTGATTCAATCCAGTATGACCTGGATTGGAGAGAGTTCTTAAGATAAGTACTAATATAACTAAGGAGGTATAACAATGCCAATGAAACAAACAGGACGTAAAGTCTATAAAAGCATGCAGGGTAAACAAATTGATATGGATTTACTTCGCCAAAAAAATGAACTTACTCCTGCTGTAGGTAATGCTAAAGTTAATGCTAGAGGTGACGAACTTGGTCCGGGTGGTAAAATTATCCGCACTAGAGAACAAGTTTTGAAAGACTATTATGCATCTAATCCTGGCGTTCCGGAAGAACAAGCAGTAAGTAGAAAAGTAAAAGTAGAAGAAACTGCTCCTGCACAAGATCCTTTGACTGTTGAAGAAGAAGAAGGTGATTGGGTAGAAGATGATGATGGTAACTTTGTGCAAAAAGGTGATTAAATGTCAATTAATTTAAATCGTATCAAGGCAGATCTAAGGCCAATTAAAAATAGAGTGCTTGTAAGAGACATGCATTTTGGTGAACAAAAAACAGCAAGTGGATTAATACTTGTAGACGACGACGGCACATCAAGAGGAATCTATCCTAGATGGGGCAAAGTTTATGCCAAAGGTCCTACCAATAAAGATATTTACAATGTAGGTGACTGGATTCTAGTTGAACACGGTCGTTGGACACGTGGTGTAGATATTGATAATGGAAATGAAGAACTTACACTAAGGATGGTAGAAGCAGAAAGTGTGTTAGCATATTCTGAAGAAAAACCAGACGATGTATATATTAGTGAAGAGGCATAAAAATTGACACAAGTAGATCTTAACAAATATAAAGACTTTGTAGAAAAAGTTACCTCATTACAAAGTAATGAAACAGGCGGACTAACTTCACAGTTAGAAAAATTAGAAAAAGATAGTGGTGTAAATATGGCACTACTACTGACAGGTGCAATTGGCATCGCATCAGAAGGAGGCGAATTTGCTGAAATTGTTAAAAAATGTGTATTCCAAGGTAAACCATTGGATGCAGATACAGTATTTCATGCTAAACGAGAACTTGGTGACATCGCTTGGTATTGGATTAACAGTTGTCGTGCTTTGGGTCTTGATCCTAATGACGTATTAGACGAAAACGTAAATAAATTGAAATCAAGATATCCAGGTGGTGAGTTTGATGTGCATTACAGCGAAAATAGAAAAGAAGGAGATTTGTAAATGAGTACAATTACAGAAGCTAGAGTAGCCTACGACGAAGGGCTAAGAAACTTTATGATAAACATGTATAACCATACAGCAACAGGTTTAGGATTAAGTGGAGTTGTAGCATGGTTAACTTACTCAACTGGTGCATTATATGCCATGGGCAATCTCATGTGGTTGTTTATTTTAGCTCCATTAGGCATGATTATTTACTACAGTTTTGCAGGTCAAAACTGGAGTAAGGACACACTAACAAAGTTTTATTATATCTTTACAGCAGTGATGGGTATAAGTCTAAGCACAATCTTTGCTGTTTACACAGCCTACAGTATCGTACAAGTATTCTTTGTAACAGCCGCAACATTTGCCGGTGCTAGTTTGTACGGATATACGACCAAGAAAGATCTCACAAGTTTTGGTAGTTTTCTTGTTGTAGGACTTATTGGTATTATTATTGCCAGTATTGTTAACCTATTCTTACAAAGCACAGGTATGCAGTTTGTAATTAGTATATTAGGTGTGCTTATTTTTACAGGTCTTACAGCGTGGGATACACAAAATGCTAAAACAATGTATCTACAGTACCAAGACAGTAAAATGGGAATTCGTTTTGCATTAAGTTTATATCTAAACTTTATAAATCTGTTTCAAATGCTATTGCATCTTATCGGCAATAGAGAATAAGAGGTTATCTTGAATTATGAAAAAGACCGCAAAATCCTTGCGGATGTAGATGGTGTCTTGCTTGATTGGGAATCAGCATTTGATGCTTGGATGAAACAAAAAGGCTATACTATAGCAATATCTACAGAATACAAACAATCAATAAGATACTCACTGGATCAAAAACTTGCTGATCAGCTAGTAGAACAATTTAACGAATGCGCATGGATTGGTTATCTCAAACCATTAAGAGATAGTGTAAATGCATTACATATTCTTGCATCAAAACATTGGCACATTGAATGTATCACTAGCCTTAGTAAAGACCATTGGGCTGGAGAACTAAGACGATCTAATCTTAAAAAGTGGTTCGGACAAATTATTCGTAGATGTCAATGTATAGAAACAGGTGGTGATAAAGATGCATATTTACAAGAGTTTAAACCAGGACATTGGTGGATTGAAGACAAGCCTGAAAATTGTATTGCAGGTTTAAACGCAGGACATCGTCCAATTCTTATTGATCACCCTTACAACCAAGATTTTGAACACCCTGATGTAGTGCGTGTTAAAAATTGGCAAACGATCATAGAATTAATCACAGAATAGTCTTGACTCTTTGAAGTTTATACGCTA